GCTGGGAGGTTCGTGCACGGAAACCTGATGTTGGAACAGACCGGCGGGCCGGTTCTGACCAGCGAGACGACCGGCAACATCTATCAGAACCCGTGGTTGCACGTAGTCAACAAGGCGTGGGACCAGATGCAGCGGATGTTCTCGGAGTTCGGGTTGACGCCGGCAGAGCGCGCCAGATTGCAGGCGCCGCAAACACCCGAAGAACCGTCGCTCGCAGAGCAGCTCTTTACACTGGTAGGGCAGGCTGACAATGATTGAGTTCATCGCTGATGCCTACGTCCGCGACGTACTGAGCGACAAGTTGCCCGCCTGTCGGTGGGTGAAATTGGCCTGCGAGAGGCACGTCCGCGACCTAGAGCACGGTGAGGATCGTGGGCTGTGGTTCGACGAGACCGCAGCGAAGACTGCGATAGCCTTTTTCGCCTTGCTCAAACACTCCAAAGGGGAGTGGGCTGGGCTTCCAGTGATCTTGGAGGGCTGGCAACAGTTCGTGGTGTCGTCGATCTTCGGGTGGAAACGCGACGATGGCACGCGGCGATTTAGGACCGCAATCCTGGAAGTTGCCCGCAAGAACGGCAAGACGACGATGGCGGCGGGGATTGGGTTGCTGCTATTGGTGGCAGACGACGAGCCGGGGGCGGAAATATACAGCGCCGCGACCAAACGCGACCAGGCACGGCTCTCGCACGCAGAAGCTACCCGGATGGCGAAAGCCTCGGCGCCGATCCGCAAGATGGTGCGGATTTTCAAGGACAACATTCACATCCCCGATACCGCGAGCAAGTTTGAGCCGTTGGGCAGTGATGCCGACACGATGGACGGCCTCAACGTGCACGGGGCGCTGATCGACGAGATCCACGCGCATAAAAACCGTGACACTTGGGACTTATTGGAGACGGCAACCGGCGCGCGCCGGCAACCGCTGATGTTCGGGATCTCGACGAGCGGCTTCGATCGCCAGAGCCTATTTTTCAGCCAGCACGAGTACACAGAAAAGGTGCTCAGTAGGGTGGTTGAGGATGATAGCTGGTTCGGGATCATCTTCACGATCGACGAGGGTGATGATTGGCAGGATGAAACTGCTTGGATCAAGGCCAACCCGAACCTGGGCGTCTCAAAGAAATGGGACGATATGCGGCGCAAGGCACTCAGAGCCGCAGAGATGCCGGCAGCGCTGAATGCGTTCCAGCGGTTGGAGTTGGACATCTGGACGCAGGCCGAGACCAAGTGGATCAACCTGGACCACTGGCGCGCTTGCGGAAAAGCGGTCGATGAATTGGGGCTGCGCGGGCGGACCTGCTACGGCGGCCTAGACCTCTCCTCCACAACGGATGTAACGGCATTCGTGTTGGTGTTTCCGCCCGCGGCTGAGGGTGACGACTATCAGGTATTGTCCCGGTTCTTCGTGCCCGAGGACTCGATGCGTGAGCGAGTGCGGCGGGATCGCGTGCCCTACGATGCGTGGGTGCGCAATGGATTCGTGACGGCGACGCCGGGCAACGTGGTGGATTACGACTATGTGCTGGCGCAAATAGCCGAGGACCGCGAGACCTACGACGTGCAACAGATCGCGTTTGACCGGTGGGGCGCTGCGCACATCCAAACGCAAATCGGAGAGATGGGCGGCGAGGATTTGCTCGTTCAGTTTGGTCAAGGGTTCGCGTCGATGTCAGCGCCGATGAAGGAGCTTGAAAAGCTCATACTGAGCCACAACCTGGCACATGGCGGAAACCCGGTGCTTACGTGGATGGCGGACAACCTGGTGGCGCGGCACGACCCGGCGGGGAACATCAAGCCGGACAAGGAAAAGAGCATCGAGAAGATCGACGGAATGGTAGCGCTGATTATGGCGCTGGATCGCGCAACGCGGCACGAGCCGCCGAAGCGCAGCGTGTACGAAGAGCGAGGCTTAGAGACGGTATGAACTCAATTAGGGGAGGGTGCTATGGCTGACATTTTACGCGAGGTGTTTGGGATTTTTAGCAAACGCTACCGGGATATGGGAGACGGCAGCCACGCCGAGGTGATGGCTGTGGGGGGCGCAGTGTCGTCTGCGATCTCGACATTTGCAGTGCCTGAAGATGACCCGATCGGGGGTCAGGTGGCCATCGCGGTCACGGGTACTGCGGTGCGGTTGTCTGTTGCGTCTGTGCCCCTACCGAGCGGTAGCGTGCTTATCAAGGCACTCTCCACTAATACGGCGATGGGCGCCGCCGGAGGTTCAGCTGTGACGAACACGGTCGACGGTACCGGCAATGGGCACATCCTGGAGGCCGGTGAAACCAGCGTTGTCATTGCGGCAGACCTTAACAGGGTGTGGGTCAACGGGACTGCGGGCGACATTTTCACGTATTCGGCGGGGTGATCGTGACGCCTAATTTCCTTATTACATACCCCGCCCTGCGGGCGGTGATCGTGAATACGAAGAGCGACCGCACATTCCGCGGTGTGCTATGGCGCCGTCGGCGCGGGTATCTGGTGCTGCGGAATGCGGAGCTCCTCCAGGGTCGCGGCGATCCGGTGCCAGTGGATGGCGAGGTGGTGGTTCCTGCTGAGAACGTCGATTTTATACAGGTGCTGTGAGGTAACGTATGCCGATTGTACAGAGTAGCACGACGCTGATGGATATGCCGGCTAATTGGTGGCCCAAGCCGTCCGGCGGGATGACGCTGTACGATCGCTATACCTACGACTATGCCACGATCTACAGGACTCAACCCAACGTACGCACGTGCGTGGAGTTTCTGGCGCGGAATATCGCGCAACTGGGGCTCCACGTGTACCGCCGGGTCTCGCAGACGGACCGGGCGCGGCTGACCGACCACCCGCTGGCCCAGGTGCTGAGTAGGCCGCTACCGGCGGATTACAAAGTGACCCGCTACCGGCTGATTGAGGCGTTAGTGAGCGACCTGGGCGTCTACGCTAATGCCTACTGGATCAAACTACGGGTTGAGGGCGCGCCTGCGGGATTACTGCGAGTGCCGCCGTGGATGATGAAAGTGTACGGCAAGCTGGCGCCGGTGCGTTACGAGGTGGACTTCGGCGAGGGCCCGCCGCGCAAGTTCGAGCCGGGCCAGGTGGTGCATATCCGGGGCTACAACCCGGACTCGGGCGCGATCGGCGTCTCGCCGCTGGCGACGCTACGGCGGATCCTGGCCGAGGAGCACGCGATGGGCAACTATCGCGAGCACTATTGGAAGAACTCGGCGCGGATGAACGGCATCATCCGGAGGCCGGCCTCGGCGCCGCAATGGTCGGAGACTGCGCGGACCCGGTTCAAGGCCGAGTTTGAGGCGCTCCAGACGGGAGAGGAGAACAGCGGCAAGACCGCGATCCTCGAAGAGGACATGGAGTGGGTGGCGACGCAGTTCAACGCTCAGGAGAGCGAATATCTGGCTGGGCGGAAACTCTCGCGCGAGGAATGCGCCAGAGCCTACCACATCCCGCCCCCGCTCGTCGGCATTCTGGACCATGCCACTTTTAGCAACATTCGCGAGCAGCATAAGTCGCTGTACACGGACACATTGGGGCCCTGGCTCGCGATGATCGAGCAAGACCTGATGCTGCAACTACTGCCTGAGTTTGGCGATACGGATGGCGTGTATTGCGAGTTCAACATCGCCGAGAAATTGCAGGGCGACTTCGAGGAACAGACCAAGGCATTGCAATCGGCGGTCGGCAGGCCCTGGATGACGGCGAATGAGGCGCGTGGCGTGATGAACCTACCCTCATTGGAGGGCGACGCGGAGGAGCTGGTTACACCGCTGAATGTACTCAGCGGTGGGCAGGCCAGCCCGCGGGACTCGGCTCCCAAGGCCCTTACTGAGCAAAAGTCGCTCAGTAGTGGGGGAGGGGAGCTGCGGGCGCGCCACGAGGCCAAATGGCGGGAAGTTCTGGGACGCCACTACCGCAGACAAGAAGCGGCGATTGTGAGCCGCGTACCAGAGCAGCCCGGCAAGGCGATGATCGGCGGCATTTGGTTCGACGAGGAACGTTGGGATCGGGAGCTGTATGAGGACTTGCTGAAACTGAATCTGCTGACTGCTGGCACGTGGGGGCGGTTGGTGCTGGCTAAGCTGGCACCGGATGACTTTGACGATGACGCATTCGAGGAAGCAATGCTACCGTGGCTTACTGAGCATTCGCGGATTCAGGCTGAGAACATCAACGCCAACACGCGGACGGAGCTGGAAACGGCGCTGACGGGCGACAACCCACGGAGTTTGGTCAAAGACCTATTCGCGGCCGCGCTGACTGTGTGGGCGGTGCGTCAGGCGGTTGGGGCCGTCACGACCGCGGCCAACTTCGGCGCCGTCGAGGGCGCGCGGGCAAGCGGATCACGCACCAAGACATGGTGGGTGACGAGCGGCAACCCACGCGATAGCCACGCGGCGCTGAATGGCGTAACGGTGGGGATTCGTGAGACGTTCCCGAATGGCCTTAGATGGCCGGGAGACCCGCGCGGGTCGGCAGACGACAACGCGGGTTGTCAGTGCGAAGTGGAGTTCAACTAGGAGGGATTATGGAGACCAAAACATACCGAGCGCCACTAGAGGTAAAGGCGGACAGCGAGACGGGCGAGGTCGAGGCGATCTTTGCGACCCTGAACGTGATCGACCACGATGGCGACGTGACGTTGCCTGGCGCATTCGGTAAGCAGCGTGTGGTGATTGAGGCGTGGAATCACAACCTGCAGGCGCCGCCCGTGGGCAAGGGGGTGATCCGCGAACGGGAGTCCGAGGCAATCCTGGACGGCATGTTCTTCCTGGACACAGCTTCGGGGCAGGAGCATCACAGGGTGGTGAAAGCGCTGGAAGATCAGCAGGAATGGAGCTACACATTCAGGATTTTGGACGCCGAACCGGGGACGCATGATGGTGTTGAGGTGCGGCTGCTCAAATCGTTAGAGGTGGCTGGCGTGGGTCCGGTCACACGTGGGGCGGGGATTAACACGCGCACGGTCGCGGTGAAATCCGCGGAGAGCGACGCGGGCGAAGACGAAGGCGAGGCCGATGACGGTAAGCCGAGCGGCGACGTGCTGCGGGATTTTGAACAACAGATCGGACTAATCAGAGAAAGTGTGGAGGTGTTGAATGTCTGAAAAACGACAACAGGCGCTGGGCTACCTGGAAAAAGCCCAGAACATTGTCAATGCGGCCAAGAGTGGCGCGCGGGCGATGACGGATGAAGAGCACGAGCAGTGCGCACAGTTCATCGGAAAGGCAGTCAAGGTCCGCGAGGAAATGGCGGTGGATCGCCGCGATGACGAGCTGCGCGATCAGCTCAAGGGGCTGTTTGGCGAGGTCGAGCAGGTCGAGCAGAAGTCCGACCCACCCGAGGCGCCCATCGGCACGCTTGCCGACCAGTTCCTGAGCCATCCCAATATCAAGGCGTGGATGAGTCACATCTCGCCCGGCGGCCGCATTCCCGAGGGATCGCACATCACATCCCCNCCCGTACAGGTCAAGGGCTTCGGCTTGTGGGGGCAAAAAGAGCTGGTGACGGGCCTTAGCCCGACCTCGGCAGGCGCGTTCATCACCCCTGACGACACCGGCATCTACGAGCGCATCGGGCGCTTCCCCTTGGCGATGCGCGATCTCATCAGCGTTCGCCAGACCACGAGCGATACCGTGGAATTCGTCCGCCAGACGCGCCAGGTGCAGGAGGCCGAACCGGTGCCGGAGGCTAACGTCAAGTACCCCACCGGCGCAACCGGCGAGATCGACGGGCGCAAACCGCAGGGTCGGATGAACTTCGAGCGCGTCCAGGAGACGGTGAAGACGATTGCCGTGTACGTGGGCGCCACGAAGCGGGCGCTGGCCGACGCATCGCAGATTCGCGGGATCATCGACCAGGAGCTGCGCGAAGATCTGGCCGAGGAGCTGGAGAATCAGATCGTCACCGGAAACGGGGTGGGCGAGAACTTCCGGGGAATCGAGAACTACCCTGGCACGCTCACGCAGGTGTTCAACACCGACATCCTCACCACGACTCGCCAGGCCATTACCAACCTGCTCGGAAACGGGCGGCAGATGCCCACGGCCTGGGTGTTCCATCCGGTTGACTGGGAGACCGTCGAGCTGATCACCGACAACAATGGCCGACACTACCACAATGGACCGCTGGAGCAGGGCCCTGCGCGGCTGTGGGGCGTGCCCGTCGCCATATCGTTCTTTGTCACGCCGGGTTCTGCGTGGCTGGCGAACTGGCGCAAGGCCGTCCTCTGGGACCGGCAGCAGACCACGATCACGGCGACGGACAGCCATGATGACTGGTTCATCCGCAACATGGTCGCCATCCTGGGCGAGCTGCGGGCCGCCTTCGGGCTGATCCGCCCGAGTGCGTTCGTCGAAACTGAGCTGAGCTAGTAGGTGGGGAGGGCGATGCGCGTTAACGTGGTTTGCCGCAATTACAAAGATGATCGGGTGCTACCGAGATTCAGTCGGTATCTCGCCGATAACCTGGGCTGGCACTTGACCGCATCGCCCGCCCCTGACTCGGACGTTGTCTATCTCTCGGGCTACTTCGAGGCGCAACTGTTCGCGGGTTGGCCTGATGTGCCTGTGGCTGCGTACTTTACCCACCGTGAGGAAGAACCCGCCGGCAATGCCAAGGCCAAGCTATTCGACGGCATTGCCGAGCGGGTCAACCTGCGAGTGGCGACGGCGCCGATGTATGCGGAAATCCTGTGCGGCTATGGTCCGACGGCGCGCATCTGCCCGCCGGTTGAGCGTGAGCGGTTCGTCATCCCGAAGGCGCGCAATCGCTCATTAGTGGCTGGCGTTTCAGGATACACCTACCGCAACGGGCGCAAGGGCGAGGGGCTGGTTGATGCTGTAATCGCGTCAAAGCCGGGTAAGTCGCTGCACTGGAAAGCCAGTGGGCGCGGTTGGCCCGTCCCTACTGAGCGATACACCTGGGCGGATATGCCGCGATTCTATCAGAGTCTGGACATTCTCGTCTGCCCAAGCCTCGTAGAGGGCGTGCCAATGCCGCCGCTGGAAGCGTTGAGCTGTGGCGTGAGCGTCGTGATTCCGCGCGGCGTGGGGCTACTTGACGAGTTGCCCGACGTTCCGGGCATACATCGCTACGAAAGGGGTGATCCAACATCTCTAATCTCGGCGCTAGAGGTAGCCGCCCAAATGCGCGCCGAGATCGACCGTGACGCACTCCGAGCGGCTACCGAGAATTACAGCATCGAGGCGTGGTGTGACGGACACAAGGAGGCGATTGAGCTGTTGCTAAGCGGTGTGGATGGCGGAATGCAAAGCGAGGACGCGACGCCTGCGGTGATCGTGGAAGTCGAAGCGCAGCCTGATCCGGTGGAAGCCGGCACCGAGAGCACGCGCGGCATCTACTGCGTGGCGTTCGGAGATCCGGCCCGGGCCTGCGCGCTGCGGATGATGGAGAGTGCCAAGACGCACATGCCCGAGATCCCGATCGCGCTGTGCGCATCGAAGCCGATCGGCCCGGAGGATGTGCTCATCACGCAGCCGGATTCGGACGTGGGCGGCAGGCGCGCCAAGCTGCGGGCCTACGAGCTCGCCCCGGCGGAGTGGGAGAGCGTGCTGTATCTGGATGCCGACACGGAGGTTGTGGCGCCGATTTATAGGTTCTTTGAGTGGATCGAGGATGGCTGGGAGTTCGTGATCTGCAAGGACCCGCATCTGATGGACACGATGCACAATTTCCGGCGGTCGAACAACCTCCAGGAGCTCGAGGAGACCGCCCAGCAAGTCCACACGCTGCACACGCTGCAGTACAACGGCGGGGTGTGGGCGTTTGGGCGCAACAAGCGCATCGCGCGCTTCTTCGCCCGCTGGCTTAAAGAGTGGGAGGTGCATGCACAGCGGGACCAGGGCGCGCTCATCCGGGCAATGTACACCGAGCCATTGAAAGTTTTCCTGTTGGGAAATGAGTGGAACACGTTCGAGAAATATTGTAAGGGCATCACGACCGCGGGCTTGATGCACTATCCCGGAGATGCCCGGCGGTGGAATGGGATGATCCCGGGCCGGATCGACAGCCCCGAGGCGTGGAATGCGGTGCGGAAATTCAAGAAAACGAGCGGGGGCAAGCGGTGATGGTTGTCGAAAACGACCCGACGCAGGGCATGGCGCAGCCGGGCGTGATCGTCGCAGCGATCCGGGCGGGCGGCACATTCCTGTCGCACTGCCTGAGCAACCACCCGCGGATCTGCTGCGATCGCGGGGAGCCGCTGCACCATAAGAGTGCGTGGCGCCGATCTATCGGCGGCGATGTGACCGTGCTGCTGCGGGCGCTCCTGAACCAGACCGGATACCACGTCAGCATGTGCAAGCTCACATACACGCAGGCATTCCACCGTGACGTCTGGCCCGAGGTCCTGGATGTGCAGCCGCGCGTGATCTGGCTGCGGCGTGACAACCTGATCCGCCAGGCGCTCAGCGTGGCAATCAATAAGCGGGCCCGGGCAGGCCAACTCACCCGGCCGCAGCACACGTTCCTGCGTACGGCGCCGGTAGCCATCACGATCTCTCCGGCGCAGTTCCTGCGCTATTGTGAGATGCTCGACCGCCAGAATGCTGCGGCGGAAAAGCGGCTACGTGACATAACTGACGTGCTGCCGGTGACCTATGAGGAGATCACGGAAAACGCGCGGCACCCGTACATGGCGACGGGGCTCAACCCCAAGGCCGGGGCGCGGCTCTGTGAATTCCTGGGCGTGCCTGCGCATCCGATGCCGGCAGACCTGCGGCGCGTGAACCCGGGCCCAGTGAGCGATCTCCTCGCGAATTGGCAGGAGATCCGGGACGCGATCGCGGCGAGCGCGTATGCCGATATGGCGGAAAGGGAGCGACATTGGACAAGATGATACTGAACCTGGGTGCGGGCAACGACATTCGCGAGGGCGCCGTGAACCACGACAGGCTCCGGCACAGGCCCGAGATCGAAGTCGCACACGACCTGAACGTGCTGCCGTGGCCCTGGGGCGACGAGAGTTTTGACGTGATCGTGGCCCGGGCGGTGCTGGAGCACCTGCGCATAAATCTGCTTGAGAGTGTGGGGGAGTGCTGGCGTCTGCTGCGACCGGGAGGCAAATTGGTGATGAAGCTGCCCTACTGGCAGCACCGCAATAGCTACATCGACCCGACGCACTATTGGAAGTTCGATCTGCGGTCCGTGGAGGTCTTCGACCCGGACACGGAGTACGGACGGGCTTACTCGTTCTATGGCGCGGGTAACTGGCGCATCGTCAAGGGTCCGCGGCTTAATCGGGCAGGCAGCTCGATCCACGTGACGCTGGAGGCGCGCAAATGAAGGAACGGGGAATTGTGGTGGTGGGCGGTACGGACGCGAGGATTGAGGCGAAGGCGAAACGCGAGGGGTTGCCGCTGGTGAGCGGCGACTATGGCCCGCCTCCCTTTGCAAAGACCCTGTTCGTCGAGGCCGGGACCACGGTGCCGTGGGACCTGTTGCCGGCCGCGTGGCACTTCCTGGAGCGCTGGGATGCGGCTGTGCCGCTGTGGCGATACGGGACGCTCGCCGCGGATTTGGGCAGCAAGGCAGACCGCAAGGCGACTGAAAGCGTCGCGCGAGATCTCCGGGTGCTCCTGTACGCTCACGAGCTGCTGTTTGTACGCAGCAACGACGCAGGATTGGCCCTGATGCGGGCATTTCTGGCAGAGATTGCCGCTGTGGACGCCGGAGAACCGCGGTTGGCATTCCTGCGGGCATTCTACCAGGTCAAGCCGCGGATGTGCGTGCTGCCGCGGTCCTGGCTGGCCGAGATCGAGCAGCGGTCCCACCAGGATGCCCGGGCCCGGGCCAAGAGCCGGGCTGCAGACTGGGCGGGGAAGGCGCTGGTCAAGGTTGAAGTGGCGCCGGGCGTGATGGTGAAGTGCTACCAGGGCGACGAGGCCAAGGTCCGCGAGCAGTATGCGGCGCGGTCACGGAGGCGACGATGAGCGACAAGCGCAAGACCGAGAACAAGGCGCGCAAACCGAAAGAGGACAAGGGCCACAAACCGACTGAGGACAAGCAAGCCGAGGTGAAGCAATGACATTTTGCACGATCGCGGATATGGAGTTGTTGCTACAGGTGGAGATTAGAGAGGTGGCAGCGATTGCCTCGGCAGAGCGCGCCATCGCCGAAGCCGCTGGGGCGATCCGTGAGTATTGCCGGCAATGGCTGCACCCGGTCGCCGTTGACGCCTTCACGTTCGACCTGTTGCAACCGCGCTGGAATATCCTGCTACCACAGTTGCCCGTGGGCGCCATCATATCAGTGGTTGAGGACGGCGACACACTGACCGCCGGGGATGACTACACGCTGACGCAGGACGGTCAACTGTTGCGCCAGGGCGGGCGGTGGGCCATCGGCGCCGGTTCGGTAGTCGTCACCTACTCCTACGGATTCGGAACGGTTCCCGACATCATCCGCGACATTGCCACCCGCGCTGCGTGCCGGGTGTACCAGGCCGGGCTGCGGACAGCAGCACAACAGGGCGTCGCGGGCATCGGTTCGCTGGGTCTGGGCGATTACCAGGTGAGCTTCGGCGCCGAGTCTTATGGTGGCGTGAGTGAGGGGATTATGGGCGTGAGTGCCGCCCGAATGCTACTACTGAGCGAAAAGGACATGCTCAATGGGTATCGCGTTTAGGCTACTGCTCAACAACGAGTTCACCGTCTACCGTCGCGACCGCATCCCCGACGGGCGTGGTGGGTGGACGCTGTACTGGGCGCAGGTCGGGACAGTACGCGGGCGACTGCGACCGGCAAACAGCAACGAGCGGATGGTGGCTGACTCGGAAGAGCGGCAGATCACGCACGTGCTCTATACCGTTGCCGGGGCCGACGTAGCGCGCGGGGATCGGGTGGCGTGCGCCGGCCCCAGCTGCGTGCATGTAATCGAGGTCGAGATTCAGGGGATTCGTGAGCCTAGCACGACGGGCCACCACTGGGAGATTGACTGCCTGGAGCGCCAGCTTGAGGCGAGTTTGGAGATGGGATCGTGAGCGGCGTCGTGGAATGGAATCAACGCGAGGTCATCGAGCGGATCACCGCCGAGACCGTGGAGAATATGGAGATTGCCGCCAAGATGGTTGAGGTCAACGCCCGCAAGCGGTTGCTGCGGATTCGGCAGCCTGACTTCGGCGTGAAATACCGGATGGTGCTCGCTCTGTATCGACTGACCAGCATCGTCAAACGTGACGGCGCGGCGGTCGAGGGGCGGGTAGGTATCCCGGCCGGGGAAAAGGGCGACACCTACGGCTTCTATATCGAGACCGGATCGAGTACGGCAGCGGCGCAACCGTGGCTGCGGCCCGCGCTGGCTGAGAATCTACAGGCCATTATCGAGCTCCTGGGGGGCAAATGATTACAGAGGCCATACACGAGCGATTGGCAG